TCCTAAAAAAGATAAAGTAACAGCAGTTCCGAATGAAACACTTTTAAACTATAAAATGAACTTAGCTGACAATGATGAAATAGCTAAAATCCTCCAAGAGGTATCTTTGTTGTCTGCAGAAAGAGATAGATTACTTAGTTCAAAAGAAGGTTACGCTTACTTAAGAAACTACGAAGAAAATAAGAGAGCAGCCGCAGCAATAGGTAAATCAAGATCAGATTTCTTTGACTCTATGACAGAAAGTGTTACAGGATACTCTAAGCCTAAATTTCAAAAAAGCCAAGAGTTGTATGAAAATGAAGCAAGAGCATCTCTTTACTTACAGCTAAGAGGAATACAAATAGGACAGAAAGATGCAGATATCCGTAAGGCGTACAAAGAAGAAGAGGACGCAAGAATAAAAGAACAGACTTCTCAATTACCAATAGATTAATTTTTATACTTGACAAAAGAACAATTAAAGTTAAATTTGTAATGTCGGACGCAAGTCGGTTTTAATAACGAAAAAAAATGGATAATTTTCAACAAGTAAACGAACAAGCAAAACGCTTAAGAGCGATTTCAGCACACACAGGACTTTCTGTAGGCTCTGGAGGCTTTAAACGCCACAGCACAGGTACTGTAACAAACGTACGGTACAATGCACTAGTAGTACAAGAAGATACTGTATTCACAGAATTTCTTGTCAATGGTGTTTCTGAGTTGGCTAACAATGGTATGAGTACTATTACCTTCAAGCAAGGAGCATTTCTTCCTGGAGGAGTGATTACTGGTTTTGCTATCTCTTCAGGTAGTGTAATTGCTTACAAGTAATGATTGGTATCGGTATAGGTATAGGTATAGGCCGTTAAATGAAGACCTCTTTTCTCTTATACACAAGTACAACTCTCTTAGCTTTTTTAGGAGCTTACTTCCTTAATCTAGGAGCAGATAATGCTGAACAGTACTTAGCTGTAGTTGCTGTTGTGTTTATAGATGGATTCTTTGGGGTATGGGCAGGAACTAAGATGGAAGGCTTTAAGACGCATAAGGCTCTTAGCGTGCTTAAAACTTTAATGGTGTGGGTATTTATGCTTACAGGTATCTTGATGATTGAGAAGGGCTTTGAGGGCACTTTCTGGCTAAGTGAGACTATTTGTGCTCCCTTTATTCTCTTTCAGCTTATAAGTGCACTCAAGAACGCAGCTAGGGCAGGGTTCATAAAGAATGAGTTACTGCAGTTAATCTTAGATAAAATCGACCAACATAAAGTAAATGAAAAACAAGATTGAAGTTATTGTTATAGGGCTACTACTAATCACAATAGTTTTTTTGTTATGGGAAAGACAAAGTTTAAGTAGCGGTAGTGAAGAGAAGTTTATGTCGTACATGGACTCTATGGAGAAACGCAACGAAAGTTTCCTCAGTAGGGTAGATTCTTTATCTACACTTAAACATGAACAATTTAGTTACTATGAAAAAATCAACCTCAAGTATGACACTATTCAGATTGCTCTTGATACTATGCCTGACATTGACGGCACCAAGTATCTACTCACAATCTCTAGACAGCTTACCGCTAAAGGAGTTGAATAACGAATTCCTCAAGGGAATCAAAGCCAGAGAACGTGTAGTTGTTCTTAAGACTGTTATTCATTTGGACAGTCAGCAAATCAGTCTCTACAAAGACTCTATTGTACCTAGTTATCAACAGATGATTGAGGTGTCTAAAAAAGAAGTCTATGACCTCAATAGAACCATTGACCGTAAGAACGCAGAGATGAAGCTTTACAAGTATGGTTTTGTAGGTATGTCTATCCTAGCAATTCTTGGATTTATCTTATGAAAAACTTATTATTAACTATAGTTGTTCTTTTGTCTGGTCAGTTATTTGCCCAGAGAGATAGCGTTCTAATCAAAACCCCAATATACTCTTGTGTATACTCAGAAGTTCTTCAACAGCCTAAACGTGTATGGTATACCGTACAATGTCCTACAGGAAGTTATCCTCGCAAAGGAATGGACTTCTACACCAATGATAGTGTAAAGACATCTGACGGTAAGGACTATGAGAACAACGTGTGGGACAAAGGACACTGTGCACCAGCAGCTGACTTTAACTGTACTAGAGAAACTCTGTGGCAGACCTTCTCTTACTTGAATTGTATCTTACAACACGAGAAACTTAACAGAGGTGCGTGGAGATTACTTGAGGCATATGAGAGAGAGTTGGCTAAGACAAGTAAAGTAGAAGTAGAGATAAGGGTGATTTATGGCCCTAAGGCAGCTAAGCTACCAACAGGTGCTACCATACCTACAGCTTTCTATAAGACCATAAAATTTGGAAATAAGAAAGAAGTCTATTATTTTGCAAACGAAGCACCAATAACTACTGACTTTAAAAAGTATTTGGTGCAGTAATCGTTATGCTTACTGAGATAAAAGAAAAAATCCACAAGTATTATTTAGAGTCGGAGAAAGACGGACTCGAGAATAATAAAGTACGGTCAAGGGGAGAGTACCCAAATGCTCTACTATTAACACAGGACCAGTATAAGAATATACTAAAGGAAATGTTTAAACTCCAAGAGGACGTAAGCGATGAAGTCTTATTGGAAATCAAGATAATGTCTATAGAAGGACTCAAGGTAGTCTTTACAGAATTCATAGAAGAGCCTAAGGTTATCCGAATGACGCAAACAAAAAACCCCTCATGAAGAGGGGTTTGACCAATTGGGCTTAAAAAATGTGGCTCAATGTTTTAAGCAAAGCACTCAAGTATTTGTGCTTTAGAGAGAATAGTCAATTGGTCATGCTCTTTAATGAAGTTTTTCAAAGTTTCTACATCAGAAGGATCTAATTCTAAAGATTCACCAGCATGTAGTTTTAATGCCCATGACATAAACTTTAAAGCATCCCCTTTAGTAGCACTTGCAAGCATCTGTGCTACAAGTTTACCAAGGTTAGAACCTTCAATGTCTTTACCATCTAAATCTCTGATGGCTTTGTTTAGATTAATTTTTTTCATATAGGTTGGTTTTTACTTTTAATTATTCTGGTGACTCTTCTTTGCTCAACTCAACAAATCCAAGTTTGTTTAATGCCCAATTAAGTACATAGGAGTCATCATTTCCCCAAGATGCATACTCTTCTGAAGTCATAAATAAGTTTCCATCAAGAATACTTTCTCCTGGAATTTCAGTCTGAACTTCATCAATTGCGTAAGGAGCTCCTTTCTTAACTTCCCAATAGAAAGTAGGACTAGCCTCACTAGATTTTTTAATATCTAAATTCAAACATTTAATTGCAAAGTATTTGCCTGTGCCTTTACTTGGAACAATTACATCTTCAATTTTTATCATAGTACAAATGTAATGTTTAAAGTGAAAAAGTCAACTTATATAACATTCACAATGATTCCATTTTGTATATCTAAAGTCTGTTGTCCTGGAGGATTTGTAGGTACTGTAAACATTCCTGTGAATCCACTAGGTATAGCAGGACCATCAGCAGCAGCTGTAATTCTTCCTTGTGCATCCACGGTGATGTTTGCGCTTGTATAAGAACCTGGAGTAACTGCAGTATTTGCTAAGGATATTGTACCGCTTGTAGTAATGGTACCTCCACTTAATCCTGTACCTGTTGCTACTGAGGTTACGGTTCCTGTATTTGTTGTGTAACCACTAGGATTAGATGAAGCATAGGCACCTATTTCTGCAAGAGTCCAGCTTACGTTTGCTGTGCCATTAAAAGTTTTACCTGTACTACCGATAGTTAAAGTTCTTGCAGTTGTTAGAGAGGCAGCTGACCCTGTAGTATTTTGGTTTAAGGTTGGTATATCGGCCGCAACAAGAACTCTAAACGTAGGTGCACCTGCCGTTCCGTTAGGTGCTGCTAATACTGTGTTAGCCGTTTGGCTAGCAAAGTTAGAAGCAGTTACAGCTAAAGTTCCTCCTAAGGTTAAGCTTCCTGACGTAGTTACTGTTCCACTTAATGTTAACCCACTTATAGTCCCTGTACCACTAACAGAGGTAACTGTACCTGTTGTACTACTAGTGCCTGCTCCGATAGCTGTTCGGAATGTTGCAGCATCAAGACTAGATACAGTATTGTCTGCATTTACTCTTAAAAAAGTAATAGCTGAAGGATTAGCAAGTCTTAATAAATTACCTCCAACAGTAGTGCTTCCGTGTACCGAGCCTGTAGTAGCTTGACTATGTGTATATGCGGTATCCCAGTTGGTTTGAGATGTTGTGGTTGGAATAAAATAACCAGCTGTGTAGGTTACAACAAATGTTCCACTTGTCGTAATTAAAGGAGGAGTTACACTTAAACCCGTAGGTAAAGTTAAACCAACTGAAGTTACAGTTCCTGTACCCCCAGCTGAACCACTTGATGCAGCTGTGATTCTTCCTTGAGCATCTACCGTAATGCTCGCAAGTGTGTAAGATCCTGCTGTAACTGTGGTATTAGCCAAAGCAATTGTACCACTTGTTGTGATAGTACCTCCGCTTAGCCCTGTTCCTGCTACTATTGAAGTTACTGTTCCTGTATTAGTAGTATAACCAGCAGGGTTAGTTGCATTGTATGGTGTAAACCCTAAAGCTGTAGTTACGTTTCCAGAAGTTAAAGTTAATGTACCTCCTAGTGTTAAAGATCCAGCTGATGTGACAGTACCCGTTAAAGTTAATCCACTAACTGTGCCTGTACCACTTACAGAAGTTACAGTACCTACATTTGTTGTATAACCACTTGGGTTAGATGCTGCATAGTAAACCGTAGAGTCTACACTACCATCTGCTTTTAAGAACTGAGAAGAAGTTCCTCCACTTTTAATAAAGGAAGTGGCTTTAATGTTTCCATTAACCTCTAGTTTTTCTGTTGGGGTAGCAGTTGCTATTCCTACGCTACCGCCAGCTTTTACTGTAAATCTAGTGGTTCCATTTTCTTGAATAGCGTAGTTACCTCCACCCACTAAAGACCATACTGTAGCTCCATCGTCTAAATATAGATACTGACCTGCACCTGCAAATCCTTTAATATAAAGTTGGCCAGAAGATCCAGCAGCGCCCACTCTTGCAATTCCATTTACATCTAACTTATACCCAGCATCAGTAGTAGTGCCTATGAGGAAGTTTCCTGTAGATGCTATTCTTGCTTTTATAACATCGTTTATGGAAAAGTTTATATTGCTTGTTCCATTTAAATATGTATCTACGCTATTTGATGTTAAAGTATAGTTTGTATTTGAAGGAGTAATGTTTCCTAAATAAACTGCACCATAGGTTGCAGAGGCTGGGTATTGCCCCAACATTACTCTATTTGATATGTCTACTTTAAATAAAGGACTAGTAGTCCCAATACCAACCCTACCATTAACAGTATCGGTATAAATAAGATTAGTAGCAACAGTCAGCCCACCTACAGTAATTGCATTGGTGGTGGTGTTCCCTGCTGTGGTTACTTGTGCTAGGGTAGGAACTGAGACCAAAGGCGTACCTCCGAAGATAGCCGTAAAGGTTTTGTTCTTCCACAATCCCGTAGACGATTCGTAAGTAAGCAGATCGTTGTTAGCTTCAGAAGCAATAAGAACCCCGTGCAACTCATTTAACTCATATCCGTTTTGAATATGAAGAACTATCCTACCTTGGGTAGGGTGAGCTCTAGCAATATACCCGATAAATACTGTATGATTGGGTTCTGCTGGAATTGTACTTGTTAT